GTCAGATGTGCCGTAAACACTGAGGATTTGCCTTGGTCGTGGTCAAAATGGTCGGTACAATTTCGGTATCATTCCTATACAAATTATTAATAATAGGCTGTATCTGAAAAAAAATTAAGATATGGCTAAAAAAAATTATGCTCCAAATTCGAATGACACAATTCTTAGCAGTGTCATTGGCTGGAAACCTCCAGTTTTGCATCAGAAATCAGAATGTTATATCTCCTTCTTGGCGTTTGATCCAGGAGTCAACCGCATGAGAAAGAAAAAAATTATGCTTGACCATATCAAGGGCAAGCGGAACCAACGTGTCTATGCCGACCAGATTATAAAAAAACTCACCGAGAAACTTATGGCAGGATGGAATCCTTGGATTGAGGAGCTGCAGCCCCTGGAATATACTAAATGGGACGACGTGCTCGACAGGTATAAGTCTTATCTGGCCAAAATGTGCAACGAGGGTAGTATGCGTGAGGAGACTTATGTCGACTATAGCAGTCGTCTCAGAATCCTGGAAAAATGGAAGCAAGAGAAAAGAATAACTCTCAACTACTCCTACCAATGGGACAGAGGTAATGTTAGCAAGTTCCTGGACTACATTTTCATCGACCGCAATAATACAGTCCTGACACGCAACAACTATCTTGCCTGGACAAAGAGCTTCTCAGCTTATCTGTTGGCTCGAGGCTATATACCCAAGAACCCAACAGAAGGTTTGGAACGTATCAAGAACAGGCAGAAGAAAAGCAGAGATGTCATACCGGATTGCACTATGCAGCTCATCAGAGATTTTCTGATGGAGCATAACAGGCACTATCTGCTGGCGTGCGAAATCATTCACTACCTCTTCATCCGCCCTCGAGAGATGTCCTATCTCAGAATCTGCGATATCCATGTAAAGACTCAGACAATCACTCTGCATGGAGAGAACACGAAGAACGGCAATGATGCCGTGATCACCTTGCCGACTCATGTCATCAAGCTGATGATGGAACTCAACATCTTCTCACACCCAGGGCAGGACTACCTCTTCTCTGACGGTTTCTGTCCAGGACCAGAGAGAAAGAACGAGAAAATGTTCAGAGACTACTGGACTCGTGTCTTGAGAAAGGAACTGAAACTCTCACCTCGCTTCAAATTCTATAGTTTGAAGGACACAGGCATCACCAATATGCTGCGGGCCAATGCCGATGTCTTGTCGGTCAGAGACCAGGCGAGACACTCATCTATACTCATCACAGACATCTATACGCCTAAGGATATACAGAAGGCGAATGAGTATATCAAGAACTATCAGGGTATCCTATAATATAATAAGGTGGAGAGCTAACTGCTCCCCACCTTATTATATATATTATGATAGCATATAAAAATATCCCGTGTAAACTGGCTCGATGTCATCGTCCTTGACTTCCATCTCTATCTTCTCGCACACATATTTCTTGTTGCGGATGATGTATATCTTGGATGGATCCGGTATGTCATCTGACTGAAACTTGACCTCCATGCAGTTTTTATTGTCTATTCTGAGAGCATTATCATGTAAGCAGCCCAGAGTAACAACATCATTAGTAGATTTCGTACAAATCGACAGAGAGTAAGGATACTTGTCTTTAAATGTTCCTCCTCTGTCCCCGCCAAATCCTCCTTCGGTACTACCACAATATTCTTTATTTATTCGGTAGTCGGTTTTGAATTTTGGCCACCTAGACTTCGCTCTAACCCAACTAAATTTGTTGTCATCCTGTACTTCTCCTGGAATAATGAAGAATATATTCATGCATTCCTGATCATCTTCGGATTTGTCGAGTGTTGACTCATCATCAATCGCATCCTGCACGGATGTGTAGCTGAATCCGTCATCATCAACATCGCACTCCTTTGAATCCGGCTCCTTATCATTAGGTATTGAAAGAAGGCATCGCTTCTCGTAGTAATTATCTTCCAGGATTGCTGTTTTGAAATTGATATCTTCTACAACTTGTGCTGCAGGAGATATGTTAAGTTCAACATAGTCATCAGAAGAACTGTCCCTGATTAATGGTGACCAAACGCCTGCCAGCTGCCATGTTTTCGAACCCTCATTCTCTACATATATGTAGTAACTACCATTACACTCAATGATGGTCTGTCTTTTTTGTTTTTCAGACCATGACTGTGTTGTCCCTTGGAACTGATTTTGCGGGTCCAAGGTAGCTGTACTATGGACTATTTCAAAATTCTCGAAGACTTTTTTGGAAATAACTTCATAGTTATCTCTGTTTGCAGAATCACCCAGATTATACTCCAGATTTGCTGTAGATGACGTGGAGAAGGATCCGTCTTCGTCGTAGTCCGTTGTGTATTCGGCCAGAGGCTCAATCGCTACGGAATCTGCGGTTGTCAGCTCTGATTTTTTGATGACAGAACAAGTTTTTTGGATATCATCAAAAAAAATTGTGGCATTGAAAAGCTTTCGAAATTCCTCTATAAAAGTATAGCTCGACCAATGAGGAAGTGCCATTCGCAGCTCACGAGTCTTGTAGGCCGATGCGATATACAGGAGGTTCCACGGCTTGCAGTCGAAGTCGTTGCGCTTGAGAGTATATCCCTCGTATTCTACTACCTTACGGAAGATATACATCAGGTTGGGCTGAACAGCCAGGTTCATGATAAATGGTGCATTGTAGCCAATAAATCCTTTCGTTTTATCTACTCCGACAAAATTGGCAATCATATCATTTGTTTCGTCCCGTATAGGAACAAAACACCATTTACCCTCTACTCCCAGGAACTTCGATTTATCATCATCCAATCTATAGATGTCCTTAATCTTCGGAAGACCTTTCCACCCCTGAGACCAGCCCTTATCAACTGTATAACCGGGCTTGTCAGCTGTGCCAAACGGAATCTCATCGATGTAGTGCTTGGTCAGGCGGTCATTGAACTTGATGCGTGATTTGCCTCCGACTATCTGCAGTTTGATTTCTCTCTCATTCACGGAGAGTATGGTACCGACACCGCTCATGATGAGCTGGCTGTTACAGTACAGCTTGCAGTCATCGTATTTGGCGATGTTCTTCTTGACTTCCAAGCGTGAGACATTCTTGAATATGACACGGTTCTCCAGGATATTCATGGGGAAGGTGATGTCATAGGTGTACTCACCATCATCGGTGACATACTGGTTGGCGTATGTCACCTTGATGGATGATGTGGATATCGGGTATGCCCGATGGTCATTGATAATACATGTAATCATAGGCTACTTGTTGTTTAAAATGCGCTGATAATCCTGCAGTCTGCGGTGCAGACCTCTACGGCCAGATATCGGAACCTCGACCTCAATGCCATCGTCAAGCGTCTGTGTCAGACGGCTGACGGCTGCATTGACACCATCGAGGGACTGGCGTACTTCGGTGTTGTCATTGTTAACATTGACAACAGGAGCCACCACGGTACTGCTGCCCTGTCCCAGAGAACGTGTGATATCATCAGCAGTCAGCGAGCCAACTGTATTGGTGCGCTGGGCCCTATCGATGAGGTCAAGAGCCGGACGGATGGATGAGTTGTTGACGGCATTGTGATTAGCCACAAACTCACCTTCATGCACAACTCCAGCCTCCTTTCGGTAGCGGTTGCCACCGGTGTAACCACCTTCGTAATAACCTGCAGCCTCTGCCTGGTGCTGCTTCTTGATGGTTGCAATCTGCAGCATACCTGCTGCGGTCGCCATGCCGGCTGCGATAGGTGCCAACAACCAGCCGGTACCCTTGATGGCAGCAGCAGAAGAGTAGGCGTTGATAGCAGCCATGGCCGTAGATGCGATTGCCTGAGCAATCTCGATCTTCATCGCCTTCTTGTTAGCCTTCGACTTGGCAGCAGCCAGTTCCTTGTCACGCTTCTCTTCCAACTTTTTCTTTTTCTTCGAGTTTTTGCCAGCTGCAGCAATCTGTTTCTCGTAGTTCTTGGAGATTTTGGCTTGCTCCAGGTCTGAGCATGCCTGAGCGTATGCTGACGCAGAAGAAAGAATGTTGTTGATGCCGTTGTATGCCGCAGATGTCTGCTGCACCATGTTGTCGAGGAAGTTGGCTGTCACCTGCGCTTTCGCCTGCATGTATGCAGCATGGTTCTGCTTGTCGTTGCCATACAACTCCTTCAACTTCTCCATGGTGTTCTGGTAGTTCTGAATCTGTGAAGAGAAGTATCCACCCAGAGTTGCATTGCCGGTCGACTGAGACTCACCTGCTGCAGCCCTGGCGCTGTTGACCATCTCTGATGACTTATCATTAATCTTCAGCTGAGCGCTACCAGCACCATGATCATCAGCATCAATCTGCGCTCTTTGGGAAGCGAACTGCTTGGTTATCTCCAACTTCATCTGCTGATATTCCTCCTCCTTGATTAATCCCTGCTTGTAGAGATTGTCAAGGCCATTGAGGTACATGGTCTCCTGTGCCTGCAGGTCTTGCTTACCGAACTGCTGGCGGAGTTCACGCAGCTGGTTCTGGTATGACTCCTGCATCTGCAACTGGTGGTCGAGCTCAGCCTGTTCCATCTCAGCCTTCAGATCCAGCCACTCCTCGCTGCCCTCTCTGTCTTTGTAGAGTGCAAGACGTTTTTTCATGGCTTCGACATCATTCTTATATAGGGCTTCATTGAGAGCGGTATCATTCTGATAGATTTTCGAGTTGACATCATAATATTGCGCTTTGATGCTAGCCTCCTTCTGGAGGCGTTCACGCTCAATGGTCTGCTCATTCATCTTCTGAATGGCAGCATCATGCTGCTTGACAACATTGACCTGGTTGTCAAGTAACTGCTTGTACTCATTGCTCTCAGCACCATACAACTGCTTCAGCTTGGCAAAACCCTTAATTTGGATGCTCTGTCTGTCATCGATGAACTGCTGATAGGTTTTCTTGCCTTCTGCATAGGCTTTGGCGTTGTCTGCCATCAGTTCGTTGGTCTCAGCCTTGATGCTATCGGCTGCCTGCTTCTGCTTGCGCTTGGCTTCTGCCTGGCGCTTACGTGCCTCGGCTGCAGCAGCCTTCACCCTAGCCTTGCGCTCCTTTTCTGAAGCTTGATGAGTGCCGGTTGTGCTCTTCTGCTCAATGATGGTACCATCATTGGCCTTGCCATTGTAGCCATTGTTGCGCCATGGCTCCGGATCATTGATTTCGAAGTGCTGGGACTCCAGCTGTTTTATCTTATCGATGAGCTTCTGCTGATATTGCCTCTCTCTCTCAATTTCGTGGTTTACAGTCTCCCTGAACGCTTCTCTGTTATCAGATGCTAAGTTTAGCATCTTTGTTTTTCTACCTGCAAATGGATTAATACGTCCCCAAACTTTTGCCCAAAAACCACGCTTGTCGTTGTCTGCTTCGCTAAGCAAGTCTTCATTTTCAGCCTGCTTAGCTATAGACTCAGCCAGTTTCTTCTGCAAGCCATCGATGACGATCTTCTTTTTCATCCAGTCGATGTAGGACTGGATCTGCCTTGTTGCTTGACCGGTGCGCACTGCTTCCTCGGTGATGTTGCCGAGGTGTTCACGCATCAGCTTGCCGTTGAGTTCCTCCAGGGCTGCCTTGCGGTCTGCCTCTGCACTGGTGTTGGACTGGATAGTAGAGACGAGGCGCATGATGGCTGCCTCCTCGTCTGCAGCCTGCTTGTTGGCTTCTGTCACGGCATCATTGTAGTCACGCTGAGCCTGCTCAGCTGTGCTCGTCTCTTTAGACAGTGTGACGATTGCGGCTGTCAGACCGGCAACAACAGCAATCACAGCAGTGATCGGGTTGGCCAACAACACTTTGTTCCACAACATTTGCGCAGCTGTGGTCAGTTTTATCTCCTTGGTGAGCGCCATTTGAGCGATTGCCATGGTCTTCAAGGCTGATGTTTTGAGACTCATCAGCAATGTGTGAGCCTTCTCCTTGACAATCATGATATTTAGCCATGCCATCTGCGCCTTATCTACGATTAGCTTAGCCTTAGACATAGCTGTGTATGTTACGATAGCCGCAGTCAACACTATCAGGATGCGCCAATACTCCTTGAAGAAGTCAACGAGTGTTGCGAGTGCTCGGACACCGAGACTTGCTGCAGATATGCAATATCTTGCAGCAGGGTATAGTTTTTGGCCTAGCTCTATTGAGAGGTCGAGGAACTTCTTGCTCGCCTTGTCAAGTTGAGCCTGTACACTCTCGTTTTGTGTCTCGAACTCATTGAGGACGGACGTGCCTTCGGAATAGGCTTCGTTTGCCAGGTTCTGGGCAGTCTTGATGTCATCGAGCTTGTCTGCGAGGACGGTGAGGACTCCAGTAGCCCTGGATCCATCCATCTTCATTTCCTCGAACATTGGTGCAAGGTCGGCAAAACCGCCCTTGGCTCTCATGGCTGCCAAAAACTGGAGAAGTGCGCCGTTGGCATCCTCCTTCAAAGTCTTGGCGAAGTCCTTGACATTGAGTCCAGCAATCTTTGCAAACTTTGAGGAGTCCTGGAACATCTTAGCGAGGAGGTTCTGAACTGCGGTTGCAGCAGTCTCGTCTTGCTGCATGTTCTGGTCAAGGACAGAAGCGAGACCCATGATCTGAGCCTGTGTAAAGCCTGCCTGCTTGCCGACACCAGCCACACGGGCGGTGAAGTCAACGAGATAACCGGCAGAGGCAGAAGAATTCTGAGCCAGTTCGTTGACTGCAGAACCTGTCGCCAACATGGCACCTCGCAGACCTTTGGTCTTGTCTTCGCCGAACATCTGGGCGAGTTTACCGATTTGAGAGACTGCTTTATCGCCGAGGTCATCACCGAGTGCAACATTGATTTTATCCGCTCCATCGACAAACTCCTCAACTGCAGCAGTCGATGTGATGCCGAGTCTGCCGGCATCTTCGGCTAGTTGGTTGAGCTTCTGGCGAGGTGTGCGGGTATCCATCTTCTTGAAGTCTTCGTTCATACGCTCGACTTCCTCGGCTGCCTGCCCAGTGTACTTGCGGACGTTGGTCATCTCATCGTCCATCTTGGCATACTCCTCCACACACTTTTTGACGGTGAAGGTGATGCCGGAGATTGCAGCGACGGCTCCAAGGGCAATGCCCTGCATTCGGTTGAACCAGTCTGCAGAGCGCTTGATCCAGGACTCTTGAGCTACGCCTTCGGCTCTGACTGCCTGCAGTTCAGCCTTCAGCTGCTTCGCCTTCAGCTCCATCTGCTTGAACTGCTCGGTACCACGCTCCATGCCATGCATCTGCTGGTTCAGTGCCTTGATGGAGTACTCCAGGTCACGGATGGATGAGGTTTTGAGGTTGGCCATGGTGTTGTTGACGAGCTGCATCTGCCTCTTGGTCTCCTTGATATCCACATTTGTGCGGTCAATTTCCTTGTCATACTGCTGCATGAGGGTGACCACCTTCTGCTCGCTCTGTCGGATGCGTTCCAGCTCTGCCTCCACAAGTTTCAGCTGCGAAGCTCTGGAGGCGTACATGGTAGATGTCGGGTCGTAGTCAGCCATCTGACTACGTAGCTTGGAAGCTGTGAAGTTGAGGTCATTGAGTGAAGCATGTTTCAGGTTTGACACCGTTGCGGTCATGCGTCTCGCTTCCTCATCAGCCTTGCGTGTTGCGCCCTTCAGGGCAAGCATCTGCTCCTTGACCTTCGAGAGTTGTGCATCCAGCTTGGCGAAGTCTGAAGGGTCAGATGCTGCCTTCATCTGCCCCTTCAGATGTCTTGCTGCCTTCTCCAGCTGTCCGAGGCTTGCACTAGACAGGTTGTCGAGTGTCTCCTTGACGCTCATGGTTGAGTTCTTGAATTGCTTCATCTCTCGCTCTGCGGCCTTCAGATCCTTGGCGAGGGATGCGCCTAAACGGGAATCGCCCGCCGAGAAGGCTTCCTGTTTAGCCTTCTTCAGACGAGCGACTCTGTCCTCTAACTCTTTGAGTCGGTTCTTCGCCTCCTCTGAGTTGAGCTTGATGACTGTAGTATATACCTCTTGTCTTGCCATTATCGGTTGACTTGTATATAGCTGTTATATAATATGTTGGAATGGGGATTGAAGTTGATGACCTTGATGTCATAGCCTCTGGTGCCCCATCGCCACCAGAGGAATCTGTGCTTGTACTGCCTGTAGACGATGGTCTGGAGACTGTCTCTTGCCTTGTATGTCAAGATGGAGTCCGCCGTATTGAGACGGAAACTGAGCCATCGGTCGCTGTAGGTATAGACCGAGTCGCTGCGGTCAGTCTTGACCGTATCAGCAGTACTCAGACTCGTGCGCTGGTCTGCCAAGACCTGGCCAAGACGAATGTCCAGGTCATGGAGCAGTTGGCGGTCGTAGGCTTGAAGTTTATACTCCTCTTCCTTCATCTGCAGCACCTGCTGCGTGATGACTGTGACAGAGTCTCGGATGGTGTCTCGCTCGGCTGGAGCATACTGAAGTTTCAGCCCATTGAGCTGTTCTCTCAGTTCCTGCTCCGCTCGCTGCTGTCGATGGTCAAAAATCCAGAAGCAGGCGATGATGACCAATATCACCGATATGACCATGATGATTGACTTGAGATGTTTCTGCATAATTCTTGTTTTAAATGTCAGCATACTCAGGAATAGCGTCGAAACATGGGCACTCCTTGATACGCTCCCATGGATCGACCACTCCATTGTGGTTCTTGTCAGGCGAGATGTCACGATGTCCCATAATCTTGGCATCAGGGTAGCGCTGGCGCAACTCCTTCAAGAGTTGGCGAAGTCCAGCCTTCTGCTCATCTGTTCGGTTGTCGATAGCCTTGCCTGTGCGGGATATTCCACCCATGTATGCAACGTTGACGGAATCGAAATTGTGCCCCTTGACTCCGTTGGACGGCAGGTCTTCTGTCATGAGCTGCGTGTACTTGCCATCAGCGGTTACGACCCAGTGGTAGCCTGGATAATGCCATCCTTTGTTTCTAAATTCCTTGAGCAAGGCATCGACAGACCATGACTGTCGGCTTGCTGTACAATGTACGAAAATTTTCTTAATCTTGCGTGCCATTTTTATTGTTAAAATATTTATTGATAATGTCTTTAACTCTGGTGTCAAAAGTCAGTGCGAAACCAAAGACGGTTGCCACGTAAACCAGACTCTGCCCAAAGTACCACAAGACGTTAGACGTGACGTCGTGGGACATAAAAAAGCTGATGTACACGAGCACAATGCCAGCAAGCAGGACTATGCCAGCAGAGCTGTAGTGTATCCAATCCTTGGTATTCCTCTGCATATCTGTACCTGATTTTATCTGGCACAAAGGTACATATAATATAAGATATATAAAAATACGGCAGGAAGAACTATTCCCCTCCTGCCGTATCTGATAACTATGAGATATCCCTGTCGAGTAACTCTCTGGCCATCTGCTTAGCCTGCTCTCGCCACTCCTGGAATACCTGGTACTCTGTCTCGTGCTCCCTGTTGCCATCACCATGGTTGCACAGGATGGCTTCGACATCGCTCTGGCTGTACTTAGTACGAACCAGACCATTCACGAACTCGCGATAGCTTGCCGACTCCGCCTCAATCTTGGTTGAGCCGTCAATCTCTGTCCCCTCATAGCTGTAGGCTGTCACTGTCTTACTATCAGACTCAGACATGTCGGTGTCTGGGTGATAGTTTTCAACTCTCTGCTCACTCAAGAACAGGAGAAAATGCTTGCTGTCATATCTCAAGTATGACATGCGGCAAAGATAAAATTTCTTGTGCATCTAGATAAACTTATAAAATTTCTTTCCAAACTTGTTGGTGAGTTCCGCTGCAACGGTGTAGAAGCCCTTGTCCATCAGTTCCCACTCCTTGCGTGCCTGGTCAACCAGAATATCTGAGCCAGTAAAGAGCCACCACGACTCAGGCTGCCAAACCGGTTCCTCAATCTCATCGCCATGTTCATCGAGTTGTCCTGTCTTCCGGACGTGATCGATGAAACGGAAGCGGATGGCTAGGCGGTCCTTAGGCACCTTCTTGGTGACTATGTGCTTGACGCCCTGGTCGTCAACTTCTTCAACCTGCTCCATCTTGAAGTCGACTCTCGACTTATCTATCTTGTAATCCTCTATGAGGATGAGGAACTTGTCATAGTCCTCAATGTTGTGGCACAGGATATCGCCTGGATGCTTCTTCTGTGCCATGCTCATGCCCTCGAAGGGAACCTCTCCCTTGCGAGCCTTCACAATCTGACCATACTTTTTCATACCGATTTTATTTAATAAGTTTTTTGTATCTGCGTGTTTGGCTAGGCCAAGCCTCGATGCTGCCTTGCGCCGGATCTGCTCATCGGTAAGACCACGTTTGCGCAATCTTGCCACCTGTGCGCAGAGTGCCTGCTTGGTGCGCTTGCGCAAAAGGGCATGGTCGGCAAAGATCTTCTGACCACAGAAGTCTATGCCGTCACATGTACGATGAATATTCCAACTCTTATTGATACTCAGCTTCCAGTCTCTAGCCAAGTGCATGACTGCAAGCTCCGCCATGAGGCGTAAGAAGACCTTATCTTCATGCATGATGAAGATATTGTCCATGAATCTATAATAATGTTTGAGCCCTTCGCGGCAAAAATGGTCGAAGCGCTCATTGAGGGATTTTACCCCCCCACATTTAAAACGATAGCTTGCTGCTCCGAGCGGCATGTGAGGAGCATGTCTGTGACGTACCGAGCCTGCCAGTAGCCATGTTTTTCGGGGTCTTGGAGTATATCAAAACACCGCATGGCGAGATAGTCAAACCTCGCCAGAAACAGTTGCCCCAAAAGTTGTGTAAGCTTGACGCCCAGCACTATGCCGTTGGCATAGCTGTCAACGACCTCGTCGATGAATGCAAGCAGCTTGCGGTCCTTGATATACAACCTGTACTCTCTCTTGAGCAGATTGTGCTCAACATGCTGGAAATAATGATGTATATCCATGGGCAAGCAATAGAATGTCTCTAGCTGTGGCGAGGTATAGATGTCCTGCTTGATAATCTTGTAGAAGAAATGCGTGCCACGCCCCTTGGTACCAGCTGGACTGTTGAAAGGAATCTTGGCTCTCAACTTATCTTCACTGGTGTGCATGGCTGCATGCTGAATGACATGATCGCCAACAGGCAACTTATTGACTATACGATGCTTGGGTTTTTCAACCGGCTTGGCCTCATAGTCTGATGTATGCCATGTCTGATTAACATATGCATTTAGCAGGGCTTGAAGATTTGTTTCAAACTCTGCCTCAAACGCTTGTACTGAGAGACGGGACTTCTTGTGCCTCGAAAAATCAAAAAATGCTTCACGAAAATTTTGCAAAGTCTCAACCGCCTGTGAAATGTTACCTAACCTCTTCACTTGCTTAAAATTTTATTTATAAAAAAAAGGTCGGTGTCTGATAAATGTCGGTGTCTGTGTCTGTTGTCTGCTTTTCTAATGTCCTAACTTTCGACCGGATGACCCATTGCCATCATCTACTTGCTATTCTGCTAAAGTGTATGTTTTGCCATGAGGCAAGGCCTGACTCCCGAAATCTCTGCAGCTAAGCAAACTAACCTGCAGTATCTTGTTAAGTTGAGGGCCGCACCGTAGTTCACATTGGAATCCGAGACAGCATTGTTCACGTTGAGCGTCGAAAGACCGCATTGACCACCATTGTCAGCGTTGCCACCGCGAAGACACAGGCGAAAACCGGCGCAGGAATCACAGCCTGGTTTGAAAACCGCCTGCAAAGGTACTGAAAAAAATCGGAATGAAAGAATGTCAAAGAGCGAAATTTCAAAAAAAATCGACCGCCCAAGGGCGGTAGGGTTTGCTCGCTACGCTCGCAGGGTGCTCAGGATTGCCCTTGGCTCCGCTTGGGAACCTTGGTCAATCCTGCACACTCCTGCTCACGCCAGCACACCTCTGAACACTTTAGGCCGCCTCGTAATACACTGGATCCAATGACCACTCGGATGCTGCTTCGCAGAGGGCCGCACCGTAGTTCACATCGGAACCCGAGACAGCAAAGTTCACGCTGAGCGACGAAAGACCGCATTGCCCACCAGAGTCAGCGCCGCCACCGCGAAGACACAGGCGAAAACCGGAAGTAGTGTTTGACGTATTCCAAAAATAACCTGTCGAATAGGTTGACTCTGTAGCACCAATCTGCGTACAGAAGTTCTCCAGATGTTCCATCGACAAGGTCTTGATATATCCTTCACCACTGCCAGGTGACTTGCTCAACGTCTTCATGCCGGTAGCATTGCCGATAGTCCAGGAGCCGTAAATAGACGGAGCGACCAGGTGGGTCATGGTCTTGTCACTATTCACCTGGCAGAACTCATCATCCATCATTCGCCATAGATTGCCAAAGCCGTTCTTATAACCGAAGAAACATGGTATCTTGGCATTATAGACCGTTGCCCCTGCATCATTTTTTACGGCATAGGTCGCTTCTCCACATGAATCACCAAGTTCAATGCCTGCACTCATTGGTGCAACTGGTCGCCAACCATTGTAGGCTCCCCAGTTCGGCATCTGCGTCAAGCCTGCTCCGAGTCCACCTTGGAAGAGGCCGTTGGCATCCTTGTTGGCATTGACTGCATCCTTATCATAATGTGTACCGAAAATGACACTGAACAGAATTGCGACAATGGATGTATGTCGCATGGTTGTGCAAAGCCAACCCTTGCCGTTCTTACGCGCTGCAGCTCTGAACTGCTCTGTAGTCATAGCGGTAGCAGGTCTGCCCAGCAACGTATTGTTCTTGCCATCATAGGTAGCATTGTTGTCGCCACCACGGTAGTTAGCTGCATCGTTGATGTAACTAACCAGGCGTCCGGTACTACGCTCAATAGTAGCGAAGCCAGCTGCAGAAATACTGCCGATTGGTATCTCAAGATTGTATTCACCAGGAATTGGCTTGATGCCAATCTGCTCATAGTGCAATCCGCCAATATCCTTGATGACAACGTAGAATTTTCTGCCCCAGCCCCACTGATAGTGACCTTCTGTACCATCCAGCCTTGCCGGTTCACCAGTAGCATACTTGTGGTGGTCCTTGCTGTCGAGCTTTCTGCGGCTGTGGTCATTCTTGACCAAGTATGCGCCAAGTCCGAGGACGTATGGCAACTCCTTCAGCAATTCAAGTGAGCCAATGTATGATGCAGCCTTAGGCGTTGCGTTTGCGGTGTCCCACACTCTTCCGCACCAGGCATGCTGACCAACAGCAAGGTCAGCCTTGAGCGCATCCATACCGATGCTAGTGACATTGCCATTCTGGTCTGTCAGCAGCAGACTCTGGTTGCTGTTGACGGTTGTGACTTTCGTCACGGAATTGAATTTTTTACCTTCCATATTTATTTATAATATTTTTTTTAGCAAACTGTTCCAATCACTATGATACACATGACCTAATCCGTCACTATAATCAATCGAATCCTTGCCCAAAAACAGATGACTCTCATCATCTGTCCCCTCATTAGAGTATATTCTTAAACCAAATTCTGGATCTATATTCACCCGTTTCCTTCCACCAAATCCAAATAAATCCATTGTCGCAATTCGACTCAGCGTATCACCATCTGACTCAAATTTTACCTTGAATAGGTCTGTCATTTCAGCAATTGAACTTGGTAAATCCCAGTTGTCATCGTTAACTGAAGTTGGTCCACGCATTACAAGGTAACCCTTATCAGCATTCATTTCGATTTCATTCCAGGTTTTTTCATTTCTTGACTTGAAGTTACCTGTTGCCGTAATGTTCTCGAAATTACCACCCTTGCAATCGAGATTACCATCCTTAGCTCTGAAAACGACATTGCCGTCCTTATCCTTCATCTCTATGGTACGAACACCCAGGTTCTCCACCATCTGGTACTGGGCGAGGATGATGTGGGCTATGATGAGTTCGATAGACTGACCCAGTCGCCAATAATGGTTGTTCAGATCAGCTGCAGATCCCGGATAATTATCTGCAGTCTTGACGTGCGTCTTGATGCAGGAATAGGTATTGCCATTATACAATACCGCATCCTTCCACTCTTCACCTTCTCCACCCGCTTCGAATCTGTATCCATTGCTGCAGGTATTCCACAGCTGCGGACCTCGAAGGACGCTGCCCTTCTCACCCTTGACAGCCTTGCGGATAAAATTAATAGTTCTTGTAATTACTGTCATAGACTACTTGACTGATTGAATCGTTAATGCCACGCTGCTGTAACCGGCATGCTCGCAGTCTGCCCTGGTCACAGCAAATGAACTCAGCTGGACAGTAGGCTTGCGTGCCGCTTCGGTGTTGAGGACGACACCGGAACCGGATTTCAGCGTGAAATAGAATTTAGTTTCCACCGCTTCTGACTTGCCTCTGACAATCATGCGAGGTGTATAGGTCACAGTGCCATTACCTGCCTCGTCCTCGCTGATAGACTCATCCGCTGGTGTCGGGTTCGGCTCGATGTCATACGGATCTGACGCATCGATGACAGTCTGGAAGTCGAAACCCAGCATATGATCCTTGCCCATGGCCTTGTCGTTGTACACTTCCACCATGAACTCCCTCGTGCAATCCACATCTGATGCCTTGACGGTGAGTATCTTGGCACTGGCTCCTGCAATCTGTTCCCAACCTGTGATGCTATTGACTGCTTTATACCACTTGTAATATAGTCCTGCTGTCAGAGTTTCGTTGCCCTGCGTGACTTTGGCTTCGAGCTGGCAGCTGTCATTCTTGCTACCCAGAACGAAGTTGTGCGTATCATTAGCCGGAGCCTTAATGGTCACACGATAGGCGACTCCTGTGTAAGGGCCAACGGGGATATCGTAGCTAGCCTGAATTTCATCTGTTGCCTCCTGCTGCCCAGAACGCTCTGTGATGGTACCGACCATCCTGATTGTAATGCCGCTATAATTGGAAGCCTTAACCAGGTTGTTGCAGATTTTCAGTCCCCAATATAATTGCGAAGCACTTGGTCTGATAATCTCAAAGAGACCGTCAAACAGTCCTGTAGACTGGCCTGCAGAATTGAATGGAATCTCCGTATCATTGAAGAAGTACTTCATGGAGGTTGGTGTACTGATGCCTTCTGCTGTTCTCGATGAGATGACAACGAAGTACAGCTTCGGCTGCGTCTGCGAGAAATCCGGATAAACGGTCACGGCATCCCCATTTCTCTGGTACTCCTGGTAGATATCTCCGTCAGGCGACTGGATCGACGGAGTAAATGTACCCATCTTGGGTATGAACTTGATAGTTGCTGACTTGCTTGCGCTACTCATTTTCTGCCTCCTCTCTCTGCTCTGTCATGATGAATCTGCTGTCTGTAGCTACAGGCAGCTTGTTGCACACTTTGCCTTCCTGCTCCATGCAGGCGGTCTTGCCATCCATAGCGATAGCGCCTATTCTGGACAGCGTCTCCTCGAACTCGATAGGTTCCCCAAGCTGTAGGATATCCTGACACCAGAGAATGAAATTGCCATCCTGCAGCTCAGTTCTGTCATCGGTCAGCTGAAGCAACTCCACGACCTTGCGATTTGCCTTGATGTATCTTTCCATATATTATATTATAAATGATGATTAGTGAAAAATAAACGGATTGCCGTCTGCGTCCACGAAGACCTTGCCGTCGGCATCCATTGCTAGAGCTAAGGGTTCGAGGTCTTTGACTTCCAACGCGAGTATAGCTCCTCTGTTTGGGTCCAGAAGTTCTGTAGGAACACTCGGAGACATGCCATGTCCGACAAGGACAGCATTCTCGAAGTGTACTGAATTATTTGGTGCCATCCACCAGAGTACCTGCAGCTCTCTCGTAGGGTTTGCTATTTCCCCTACATTGTCAAAAATAGTTGCCCTTGGGTTTACCTCCTTCGTGTCAGGCAGCACCTCATCGACCGTATCAAGCATGTCGTAATCGTAGAACGGAATTCTCCTGACGATGTTGACTATCTTGAATGGGGTTGCATCGTTGAGCTCTACGCTTGCCGGATTGCCTGCAGCAGAATATCTGGCTCTACACCTGATGCAGATGCGCTTACCCATCAGAGAGCGGTCTAGCGTTACGGATGCACCATCATCGGATATCTTGATCTCCAGGTCATCTGCAGTAACTGCGGAGAACTGTCCACGACTCCGGAGAAGTTCCCAGACGAACTGGCGCTTGTTCTTGGCGCACTCCTCAGAACCGAGGAGCAGGGATGCATTGATGACCTGCTTGTCGGTATCACGGAGTGGGTTGTAGTAGCGGTCACCGCTTGACAGCAGGAGCGTTGGCTTGTAGATGGTCGCATTCTTGCAGTTGATGGAGTAGTCCATCGTAATATTGCGAACCTGATTGGTTCGGGTGTCCAGGTACTTGGCCTTGAATCTGAGTAGTATCGGCTTCTGCGGTGCTGCGTTGATATACCAGAGCAATTTTCCAGCATTATCGCCGGACGATGTGATGACATGCTTTTGGGGTGTCGTAACCAGCGCATTGCCCTCCACACCATTTTCTACTCTGTACCAGGCGATATCTGTCAGCTCGCTGTTGACACGACCGCTCGGGAGTATGCCATCTCGGTCAATGATGCTGATGACCGGCTGCAAGGCGCATGGCGTCAGCCTGTAGTCAGGAGAATACTCATCCTGATCAGCATCATAGGTCTGTTCGAGCGGAACGCTGCCTGATACGGACTTGGAGTAGTGTACCTGCAGAGGCGTGTACTTGATGTCTAATCTTTTGTATTTCATCTTATATGTTATTAAACACATTCCAGAGTGATGGAATCATGGACGACCTCATCGCCCAGACCATCACGAAGTGTAACTGTTGCCGTGAACCTGATTTTGGCCGGAACCCCCTCGCTGTCGACGGAGAGGTCTGACTTGGTCAGGACAATAGCCTTGCCCGCCTTGGAACCGACTTCGAGTGCCCAAATGTTGTCGCTGGTTACTCTCTGTTCACCGGCCCTGTTCTCGGTGTATCTGGTCCAGGCTACGTCGCTGTCCAGGATATCTGATGTGATATCCTGGCCGTAGAGCGTAGCAACGACAGTCAGCGGAGCTCGGAAGTTATCAAAATCGTAGATAGTCTCGTCTTCCAGAAAGTCAATGGTAAATGCTGGATTGCCCTCTATCATCGCCCAGTCGGTATTGTTCCATCTTGGTGCGGTATGGGTACCGGTCTTCTGGCATCGCCACTTGCACCCTGTATACCAAACGTCGGAGGTCTCGTATTTACCGGTTTCTGGATTGAGAGCTGAGCAGAAATAGTCTGCCGCCTCTGACCAAGGTCCCCGGTCTACATAATCGACAACCGGTTTGCCGTGGTAGTCAATCTGTATGATGTCCTGGGTGATGATGCCGGCTGCATAGAGATAATCCCTGCCCTTGACGATAGGAAGGTTGAGCGACTTGACGAATTCAGGCATGTCGCCGAAGGCCATGCCGTAGTTGTAATTTTCAAGTATCGGCTTTGTGACGCCCGTCAGCTTGACGATGCGCCCCTCGGAACTGGAGATGTAGAAGCAGCTCTGCAGCTTTTCATCGGTCTGGTTGCCATAACGGGCGATGTTCATGAGCTCGCATGGAGGGAAGTTCTTGCCTGCCGGCACATCGGCATCAGGATACAGGGTGACTTCGATATAATTTTTGACCGCATTGACGCTGTTGACTCTCATCCATGAGGTGTAGTAATCAGCCGAGGTGCCAGAATTGGCTGCCGAAGCGATGTTGTTGACCACGCCCTTGATGACGTTGCCCACATGCTGAGCCGTGAAGTATCCACTATACTTGGAGCGGAGGTGTAAGCCATAGCAATCATCGCCCAGATTGTCAACGCTCTCGATGGTGTCGCTTTCGGTGAAGAAAGTGTCGCCCTCCTGCGCTGACAGGCGGTTGACAATCAGTTCCATGACCCGCATGTATGTGCGGACGGTGATGCTCTCAACCTCGGCATTGCCTCTGGCATCAACCTGCCCTCCCTTGCCGTTGTATAGTCCGGACACGAAGTCACCGAACTGTGCACCCTCCTTGAACTGCGCCATCTGCTCGGAGATGAGTCCACGCAGGAAGGTAATCATGCCCTCGGCTGCATCGTCATGCTTGCGGCTGAGAAAGGCTTCTGATGTTTCGTCAGCACAGAAGTGCAGCAGCGAGAGGAAAGCGTTGCCGATGCGGTTTGCCGTGTTAGCCTGCAGGCGCCGCTCGTCTCTGATGCCCTCGAAAAGGGTCTGAAGTGCACTCTTGTCTAATTTGTATGCCATTTTACTTTTTGTTTGCAAAGATAATATGCCGATGCTTTCGGTAAAAATACGCTCCCTAGAGGTTGCGTGCTGCTCCGATGCCCCTGAAGATTTCGGTTAGGGCTGATGCCATCAGACCATTGTACCGGTCGCCGTAGAAGGTAGCCTCATGCTCGTTGAGCTTCATGACAGATGAGTAGTACTTCTGAGAGAACCAGTCACGTCTGCCTTTAGGTTCGCCACCGGCGACACGACCGCCCCAGGCAGGGCCCACCTTCTTCGGTTTATCGAGATTGTTGTCTCGGCGGTATTCATCGCCCAGGAAGTTGAGGTCGCCGTTGTTGATGCGGTGGACTTTCTCGCCTCCCTGTGCTTTGGTCCACTTGTACCACTCATGTGCCGGACCTACACCTGCAGCAACGTAGATACCGTACTGCAGGAAGTTGTGCTCAATGGTGGTAACTGAGCCCTGCTCCAGGTGCGCCTTGATGGAAGCGTAGAGGCGGCCGGTATCGATGGTACGCAACCGCTCCATGCGCTCTCTCCAGTAGTCGCCCATGGCGTTAGTCCAGCCTCGCTCATATCTGAGGAGATCATCTACTGCTGCGTCTGCCATAGGCTCTCGTCATACTGTATGTCGATAGGCTCGTCAGATGTCACCATGAAGTAGAGTCCTGTGACGCCATTCATGGACCATCTGCCCAGCTCGCTCGAATAGACCTGCGTGAGGTCCAGGAACTCCATCTGCCCGTCGTATGCCTCACGGCTCTTGTCGTGGAGCATACGGCTGAGGAACTGTCGGAAGATATATCTGCAGATATTCATTTTCGCCTCTCGGTCTGCCATGTCATCGCGCCGGTACCCTGCCAGGATCCAGACGGTATAGACGTTGCGGTCGAAGAAACCCTCTCCGATGGAATGGGTGTTGCTGTCAACGGTGTCTGAGACCATGATGAAGTTGGATGCCTTGCGGAACTGCTGCATGACTCCCTGGATGGAATCAGGTCCGGAGCACTCCGTTGCGACGAAATTATATTCTTTGCAGGTTCTGCACTCGGCAGCCAGCTGCTTGAAATATGCGATGGAATCGAAGATTTTCTCTGTCATGTGCTGTTTTTTTTAACTATTTTGTCTGTTGCGCTTCCTAAACTCCTCTGCCTCCCGAGCCTTGTTGTCCAGCTCTGTAAGTGCAGCCCAGCAGTCTGTATTGTAGACTGCCTGCAGTTTGGTCACGTCACCATCGGTAAGTGCCCTGATCTGCGCCTGCATGGCTGGCAGGATGTCCTCACGGCGCAGTTCGCCACCCTCTTTCGCAGGTCTGAAGAAGTGAGGAAAGTTGGCGGCGAAATACTCCTTGACGCTCGAGAACCACATGAAGACTCCGAGGAGCTCAAAAGGTTCGAAATTGGCGGTTTCATCGGAAGAACCGCCTGCTGTCCTGTACATGAGATGCGCCATCTTCAGCAGGAATCTGTCCTCCTGCTTGAGCATGAACAGCTGGTAGTTCTTCTCGATATTGAGGTAATCGTAGAAGCTGATTTCGTGAAGCAGGCTGTTTACTGCCTGCAGCTGAAGGTCACTTGCGACCTGTAGAGGCCGAAAGTCCGTAAAGGAGTCTATGAAATCGAAGTTTTTGAGCAGAGAGAGGATTTCTGCAGCGCTGATATACAGGACTCTCTCGCGCACTTTCCCAGTCTTAGCATCGCCATTTTCACCGCTTTCATCGCATTTAACGCTGCATTTCCACCCGGTTCGGGTGTACTTATGTACGGTAAGACCGCAGAACCTTGCGAGAAGGTAGCATTTGACAACGGTATGATCCTGGAACGTCGACATGATGCTAAGGACATAGCGCAACTGATCCTCTGAAAGTTCCGCCCACGATGACGGCGCCTCGAAATTGAACTCTTGTGTACCATCTTTATGCGTTGAAAACGAAGGCAGGTTTTGATTTTTCATTGTTGAACTCTTTGAAATGGTTAGCCTTATATGCCGATGAATCCGCATATATTGGGAAGTTATCGAGATGTGCATCGAAGTATCTGAGCAGTCTCGCACGCTCGTTGGAGTATGCCGACAGCATGTCGTTGGCCAACATGATCAGGCTGCGGCTCAGCATGAGGCGCACGCAGCCTTCAAACTCATTGCCCTCTCTCACACCTCTGACCAGACACATGATGTCATCCATCTGTTCGTCTGACACCAGCTTGCGAAGGGTGGCGTCTGCCTCCTGCATGGCTGCCAGCTTGGACATCCAGTCCTTGGAGGTCATGCTGGTCTGTCTCGTGAGATAGCAATAGCCCTCCATGCTCCACACAACCGTCTGTATGCCCTGCTGAGCCTGGAGGGTGCTTCCCCATCCTGACACTACGGTGAGATGAGACATGACTGTGTCTTGAGCCACGATGAGGGCTATGCGGCATTGCTCTATGAGTGCCTCTACTCTGGAGGAACTGGCTGGAGTGACTTCGTTGTTGGCCACAACGCCAAAGCCTGTAGGCGTAAGCACGAGGTCGAGGTGTCTGACTACGCCGAGGAAGGCATCGAGGCACACCGCCTTGATGACTGCTTCACGCAGGTCGTCGCTGGTCTCCAGTGCCGCCTCTCCTACCTCGCCCAGTATCTGCTTACTGATCCGCTGATAGGACTCCTTGAAATGCGGTTCCACCGACTCGAACACCTCAGAGTGCGAACTGGTGGCTGCAAGGATGCTCTGCTCGAAGTCATCCTTGCTGATTTGAATCTTCATTTTTGCCATTGTTTGATACGATTGATGTCTGTTGGTCCTTATTCTTGTCTAGTGTCGTGAGTTCTATCATCGGCACGTCTACGGTCACTCCTCGGTCGGCATAGCCATTGTAGTGGGAGATGACGTGGTAAGGCTTGCACATGATGTCGTGGCAAGCCTTCTCGAGCGACTGCTTGAGGATGAAGAGCTCTCGCTTGTCTGAGCCGGAATTGTTCATCTGGCTCTTGCCCGGTGTGGCTCCGATGAGGTTTGGATGCACGCCCAGCGAGAAGCAGAGAGCGTTGGATGCCTCGCTCATGTCGTCAGCCCAGTCGCCACCCTCCTTCTTGCTGCCCTCGGAGAGGTTGATGATGCGCACCATGCGCTGCTCCTTGCCGTTGGGGTCGAAGTAATAGCCCGTGATGAGCGCCTTGCCGGCATTCTCCGGCCCGCACACGAAGTTGATGATGTTGTCCTTCTCCTGCAGGATGCGCTCCTTGCGCTTATCCGGGTCGATGATGTCCTCGTTGTTGCAGAGCTCTTCCCAGTAGTCGCGGTGCACCTCAATCTGGATGCGTGGTGCAGAGGTATTTTTAATCATGTAGCGCTTGCCGATGCCGATGAGACGGTAGATGTCGTACCAGGCATCGTCGAAGATGCTGGCATAGTATGGTATCGGATAGTACTGCAGTCCGGGTGTCGGGATGCGTGAGATGATGGCAAACTTGCAGTCCTTGCCCATCTCAGGAGCCTTGCCCCTGATGCCGGTATATGGATCCGGAGCCTTGCCCATGCGCGCCATGAGGTCGCCAAGCGGGTCGTAGAGGTCGAGGAGCGGGATGACTTCGGTGTGGACAGGCGACATGACGTTTCGGAAGTCGCCGAAGAAGACATGCTCTATGCGCCCCTTCTCATTTGGTACCTCCAGGCGGCAGTAGGAAACGTCCTTGTGGCGGATGTTGACTATCTTGGAGTGGTCACGGCTCAGGATGATGACCTCTACCGACCAGAAGAAGAATTTCATATCGGTCGCCTGCTGCATGAAAACCTCGTGGATGGAGTTCTTCAGGCAGAAGTCGCGTATCTCGCTGTCGGTAGTGTCCTGCTTGGTCTCCCGGTCCATGAAGCGCACGCCCTGGCCGTAGCAGCACTGGACGTTGAAAGCCATAGCTCGCTGCGCCACCATGTTGCGGCGCAGCAACTGCTGCAGGATGTATGGCATGTCGTTGTCATCGCCATAGTTGATATACTCGAAGAGCTTGCCGTCTGAAGTCTCCAAGATGCCCGTGGTGGCATCGCCCACCTCTCCGGAACCCAGAAAACTGGTATCCCTTCCGTACTGCTGCTCGATGGTGGTGGAGTCTGTTACCCTGCTCACACCCTCTGCCACGAGGGCGTAGCGGCTGTAGGAACCGCTGGTTCCCACTTGCTGAAGCTGATATTTTTTCTGTTTCATGTCATAAATAAACTGGTAAGCCCAGGAACTGGTGAATGTAGATGTCCGGAACGGTGCGAACCTCGGCATTTGCCGGATTGACGAGGCGGTGGAAACCGCCACGCCAACTGCTGCCCCTGACCAGCCATCCTGTATAATCGACGGTCTCGCCGTCTGATGTCCACGCCTTCAGGTTAATGGTTGAGCGGTCTCGCTCTGCCTTGGCCAGGAGGCGCAGCACCTCTGTGAGGTGGTAAGCTGTGCGTCTCATCAGTTGAAGGTGTTATCAAAGGTGTTGTCGAAGATACGGCCGGCACGCTGCAGGTCAAGCACGTTGTGCTGGCGCTGGGCGTAGGTGTAACTGAAGGTGAAGCGTGGCACGCTGTCGCGCAGGTTGTCGCGCTTGGACTTTGAGTCAGAGAGGGTGACACGCTTGCCCACCTTGGCTACCCCGCCGATGAAGTTGACCAGATAGACCTCGTCTGAGCGGAAGAGATCATCTGCCCAGTTTGCCATGTCTGTGCCCAGATAACCCGTATCGGCGTTGAAGGTGCGCTGCTCTGTGATGCGGTAGTTTACCCTGATGCCGCCCATGTAGGCTGCATCGCGGGTGTACTGCGGGTCTACTTCGTGCTTGCCTGTGCAGTAGATGAGCTCCTGGCAGCCGAAGCTGTTGGTGAAGAGCAGAGTAGGCGCCACGTCACGCTCCTCGCTGTCTATGATGAAGGTCATGGAGCGTGAGCCTGCCTCTACCACGTAGTAGAGAAGGTCGGTACCCTCTGCCTCGAATCGTGACGGAGAAACGTCGATGGTGGTGTAGATGTCATTGCCGCCGGTGGCTGGTGCGGTAAACAGTTTTGTGGTTTTGTCGGAAAAGTGTGCGGTGACTGTTGCCGTGTCCTTGCCCATGTAGTGGAGATATTCAAGTCGCCCCATGTAGGTGGTCTTGTGCCCCTCCAGCAGGGTGAGGAAGTGGGTTGTAAGGAATGTAGAGCAGTCCACGCCCACGATGTCTACGGTAGAATAGTAGACCTGCAGGTTGGCTGTCTGCGTATCGGTGACTGTTGCCGAGTCGGTGTCTCCGGAGTCCGGAACCTGTTGCTCGGCGATGGTGATGGTGGCTGTGACTGCCAGCCTCCGGCGTGCATACGGACGGAAAATGTCGGCAAGGTCGCTCACTCTGATCTCTCCATCGGCAGGATAGAGATACTCATCGTAGATGGTATCATCACCTATATTGATGGTGACGAGCAGGCGGGTCTTGGCCGTAAGAATATCGATGTCGGGGATGTTCTCAAGGAAGAAACTGCCCGACGGAAGTGATGTGATGGTCATATATTATCTTTTTTGATGCAAAGATAATATGGAGAGGATAAAAATAAAAATACGGCTGACTACCCTCACGGGCGGCCAGCCGTATCAAAGCATTTCAAAACTTTGTAAAATTTTTCGTGCTGCAAAGGTACGAAAAATTATGCATAACACATGGTAGTATAATAAAATATATGAGTTTTTAACTTAAACCAATTTGTCTGGCCTGACAACTCTCTCCCATATAGCCCATGCCACGGTACCGTCTGGCTGCGTGGCTACATAGTAGCCATGCGCCTGCAGATACTGGTTGATGGTTTCTATACTGACACCGCCCATGTCATCTAGTTCCGTGGCGATGTCCTGTGTGGTCTTGAAGCTCTTCTTGTAATCAAGACCGGTTTCTTCATCCTTCACAGGGAGGCAGCTGCGGAAGTGGAAGTAAGCGTCGAGCAGGTCCTCCTCAAACTGCTCGCTGATGAAATTATCTGTATTTCTTGGCATAATCGTTAATTTTTAAAGGGTTATACTTAAATTCTGTTATCTGGGTGCTGTCGGTTTAATGCCGTCTCATAGAGGTCTATCCAGTAACCGAGTCTGGAAGCCCAAATGTCGTATTTGATCTGAAGTCTGCAGGTACGTAGTTCCTCTCGCTCCAGTTCTCTGAGGTATCTGCCGGCTATGCGGTGGCAGTCCAGATTGACACAGTATCTTGACTGAATCTTGGCATACTCCACCAGTTTGTACAGTTCCTTGCGCTTGGCTTCAAGCTCCCACCAGCGTTTCATGAGCGCATCGCGGATGCGACGGCGGCGGAAATATAGCAAGATAACGTCTCTCTTGACTTTCTTCTTATTCTTTTTCATCGCTCACTCCTCCTTTCTTGTCTTTGGTCCAGCCTGGGTGCAGGAGTTCTGCTTCTGCTCCCGTAAGTACCCCCCCCGCTTCTCGGTATCTCTCAAAGATTTTGTGGCGGTCGCTCTGGATGGTATTGTTGTTGAGTGTCCAAAGATTAGTCTCCTCGACCTTCGCCTTGTCTCTGCGAAATCCTGCCTCATTGCGAAGCTTTCTACAATTACGGAGTTCTTCCTGATATTCATTTTTGGCCTTCTCGAAAGCATTACGGGCACAGCGGTAGCTTTCCCCTGCTTCATCCTCCATGCGTTCAATACTGTCCAACGAGCTCTCGTAATTCCGGCTTATAACTTGCAACTCTGCCTGATGGCGCTTGCGCTCGTCTGCGGCTCTCACGATGTTCTCCTCCAGCTGAGCATGAAACAGCTCTGTAGTCATTCTGCTCACCATCATGCTACCTCCCCTCCGAAAATGAAACCACCAATCATGACCATCGCCATCACAGCTGCGAAACCAACCATGGTGAGCACAACTTCTCCATAGGTCACGGTCTCCTCGCAGATATAGCTGAAGGTCTCGCTCTTGGTCTTGGCGAGCTTCTTGATTTCACACTTGAGGGCATTGATGCCCTCCTCTACGCTGATGCCTGCAGGTCTCACCTGCGCATCACTTAATAAAATTGAATTCTGCATATTGCATCTTCTTATAAGCATTAACAGCCGATTGTATAAAAGGGTGGCGGCTGCATTCCCCGTTGCTTATAAGAAGATGACTCATCCGGATGGATATTTCAATTCTTACGGTTCATGCAGCCGCCATGTATTGGGCATATCTATTTTCCCAGTTGGAAAAAATTATTTTCCCAGTTAGAAAAAATAGATTTTCCTAGGCATAAAAAAAGCCTGCGGCTAGAAGCCATAGGCGATAACGGTCACCCAGCCGGATTGATTACAATCTTCTTATAAGCGTTGGCAAAGGTAAGAAGAATAATTGGAACCGCCAAAAAAAAAGCGAGAAATTTTAGAAGAATCTGCAGGGAATATGTTTTAGAGCATAAAATCGGGGTGAAATTGGGAATTATGAGGAATAAAAAAGCCCCCGATGCGTCACGCACGGAGGGCTCAGAGATCTTTACTAAAATTCCTACATAATTATATGAAAACTGTCAGCGAACTAAATCACGGCAGTCTGCATTTCTTGTGAAATCTGACGCAGACAGTCCAAAATCTGCTGCTTGCGCTTCTGGCTAGGTTCATGCTTACCCATGGCATACTGGCGCATAAGTGATGCATTGACACCCGCCTTTTTCGCCACTCCGCTCATATTGAGGTATGAGTAATAATCGAAGAACGAACCGATGTCAAACCGGAACACGAACTCCAGCTCAGGCATCTGCTTGCCCTCCTCTTCAAGAAGCTCCTTGATTTCCTTCTGCGCCACATACATATCCTCAATAGCTTGCCTGGCGGTGTTACCATACCCCGCAAGTGCAAAGTCTGGAAGTTCTTCAACCATGAAGCAAGAGAAGTTCTTCTCCTGCTTGCCTTTCTCTACCTGTATCGTTACTTTTGTTGCCATACTTTTATACCAATTAAAAAGAGACCTTAAAACCAACCACTCCATCCGTCTCAACGAACTTGGTCAACTAGAGAAAAATTGCCGGGCTTAAAGCCCGAGCAATCTTTCTAGAATACTGTCGTAAGTCTTTTTAGGGACTTCCCGACTGCCATGCCGTGGAACCGGACATTTGAGTCCTGTAATAGGACTATACCAAACATCGTGATTTCCACCATGCCGAACAACGAAGCATCCCGCTCGGTTCAGCTGTCTAACTAGTTGACTAGTTTTCATCTTATGTAAGGAATTTAATTAATTAAAAGATCTCTTTGTCTGAAAGACGATGCAAAGATAACAAAAAAGTTATGTTCTACCAAATAAAAAGATAACTTTTTTGTTATATCTAGTAAGATTTAACATTTTAGGCTTGAAAATTCCACAAAATTCCATGAAATTCTCTGTTTTTCCACGAATATTCAATAAAATTCCACGGATATTCAATAAAATTCCGTATATTTGCAACGGTTTTAGTAAATAATATATATTAAGGTATGAAAAAGTCAAGAACCGATATTGACAGCATAGAGAGCCGTATCAAGGCTCTCTATATCATAGTCATTTGTCAATCACTAGCGATAATATCGCTTGCCATGCCCTCTCTAAGAGAGGTTCTGTGTAAGCTGCTAACACGGATAATAGGGCTAGAATGACTCCAATCACAGTCATCTTCCTATTCCATCTCCTTTCACTCTCCTGCTTGTGCTCTTGAGGATTTTCACGGGTGCGCTTTGACCTCCCCTCTAGATAGCTCTCTGCGCTCTCCAGCATCATTCTGTCGTAATTCTGCATGTACTTCACACCCTTGTCCAGTATATGCCACATGCCTTCAGACTCTTCGATGTAGCCCTCGTTGGCCAATGGTGGAAGGATGAACCTCAAATCAACATCATCAAGCTGGTTGTCAACCAGCGAGCCCCAGAGCTGCGCACGTGACTTATCGCCCTTGATAAGCTCTCGGAGAACCAGACGAGCCTGCCTGCAGGTCTCAATATCTTGTAGTAACATAAAATTATCTTTTATACAACAATATCGAATATATGTGAATAATAAGTCCCCGGCACGGCTCTGTGTCGGGGACGATGTGTTAAATAAAGATAGCCTAAATAGCAAGGCTAAGCGAGCCAAATTTCTGAGCCATATCCTGCAAGGCACCTCTGAGAGTAACAAGCTCATCAGGAGTGAACTGCGATGCCTTTCCGTTGACTATGTTTCCGTTCATCTTATGTGCCAGCCAAGAGCGAGATTTGCCAAAGTAAGCCTTTGCGATGTAAGCCATGGAAACCATATTCGTAATCTCACCAAACTTCTCTGCCATGGTCAGTTCCTTGACCTTCTGCTCTGTGGTCTTAGCCATGTAGCCCACTGCCACGGCAAAAGCCTTAGGGTCTGACTCCTTGAGTGCATCCATCTGACGGCGAACCTCCGCCTTATCCTCTGCGGTCTTGGCAGCTCTGTTTTGTGTAGCCAAAGCCTTCACCTTATCAATCATCTCTGTATATTCCATAATCTTATATTTTTTAAGTTTAAAGGAATGAGAGTCCCCGGCACGGAATCGCGTCGGGGACGGTTGTGTGAACAGATAACCCTATGCTAACTGCAAAGAGCTAATGCGTTGTCCAATCTCCTGGACGGCACGATTGAAAATATCTTTCTGCTCGGAATTGAGCGTGTAAACATGACCGCGAACCTCTGAGCCATTGAGACGCTGAGAGAGCCATGCTGCGCTTTTGCCGAAGTAATTCTGTGCGATGTAACGAAGTGGCAGCAACTTGTAATCTTCCTCTGCAAGCTGCTCACGCAAAGTCAGGACTTCACTCTGAAGCTGCTCCATCTTTTGGTTGATGAAAGCCTTTGCTTCCTCTCTATCACTATCATCAGCATTTAATTTGATGTAGTTTAAAATTTCTGTTTTGCGAGCTTCGCTCTTTTCGTCTTCCTTGCCTGCAAGAGAAGCGTATTCCTTAAGTAAATCCGTATTATTATTCATATCTTTTATTTTTTAAATCCCCTCCCGAAGGAGGGGTAAGTTTTTACTTCTTTTTTCTTTTCTTAATCAGAACTGAAAGCTGGTCTAAAACGCTGTCTGTAAACTTCCAATAAGTTTCATCATCAATGTTGTAAGCCTTTCTCAGCCTGATGTAATCACTTAGCAGTTTCTTCTTAATTCTAATCTGCTTTTCTAGCTCTTCTTCATTCATCTGTTGAATTTTAAATTGTTAAACATCTAGTTATCTATTCACGATGCAAAGATACATAAAATTCTTTTAATAACCAAATAAAACATAAACTTTCTTTTATGATTAACTCATTTTTAACATTTCACCCCCATCAAACACGGTTTTTACCTCTTTTTCTCATCATTCTTGAATGATGTCAAACAATGTTATTACCTCTTTTACCCCGAAATGCAATGTAGGGGTTCGCTCGAAAACGGCTCGTTTCTTGTGGCAATTTCATGGAAATTGGCATAAGTAGCCGTTTTCGAGCGGGCAATCAATGGCAATTGATTGCAAAATTTGGGCATTTTGCACAAATTTTCCACGGTCATTTTTGCCAACTTGCTGAAAATCATGGATTTTTAGAAAGTTGAAGCAAAAAAGGGCGTGCCTTGCTGTAAGCATAGCCCCCACCGCCCTACGCTCGGAGGCAATTGCCACGGCTGACTGGAGCGGTATATGTAAGGGTTTTTTCTTGTGGCAATTGCCTCGTTCCCCGACTGCCGTGCCGAATTGCCATCGCCCTCGCTTATCTCTATCCCCTTCCCTTTATCCGCGGTTATCAGCAAGATTGCAAGAAAGAGAAAGGGCAACGTGTTCCTGTCACGTTGCCCATGGTGCCTATAGTCTGCCCTTGTCGTGATAGCTGTAGAATGCTCCATCTGTTACTATCACATGGTCCATGAAGAAGAGGCGCATGACTTGACAAGCCTTGGCTATCCGCTGGGTCAGCACATCGTCCGCCTTGCTTGGCTGCGTGTTGCCCGATGGGTGATTGTGCACGAATGCCATGATGGTTGCACCGCTCAAGACTGCCTCCCTCATGAGGATACGAATATCCACTGAAGTCTCTGTTATCCCTCCCTCGCTCAGTTTCACGCTCTTGATGAGTCTGAAATTTTGGTTCATCAATAAGACGTGTGCCTGCTCTACCTTGAGGTCTGCCATCTGCGGAAGCATGTAGTTGTATATGGCTAGACTGCTGCCCATGTCGGGCTTGCTGCCTAACTTCTCCACTGCCCTGCGCTTGCCTAGTTCCAAAGCTGCGAGTACTGCCAACGCCTTGCAGTCGCCTATTCCCTGCACCACCTGCATTTCGTCCATGGATAACTTTGCAAGGTTACTGAGATTGTTGTCTGCCATGTTCATCAGTTGCCTAGCCTGGCTTAGGCTTTCGGCTGTTCCTGCCCCTCTGTTGATTACCATGGATAACAATTCGGTGTTACTGAGTGCATCGAATCCGTAATTAGCTGCCTTGAACTCTGGGCGCTCGTCTGCTAGTATATCATTGTACTTCTTCATGTTACGCTACTTTATTATAGTTGTTGTTTGATTTCTTATTGATATTAACACCCTGTGGAAAACATCTCTTTGAGTGTGCCACTGCCTCATAAAAGCCTTCTGCCATCTCCTGCAACACGCCTCTGTTGCTTATTGGGTCGTGGTGAATGGTGCGAGCCAAAAAGATTTCTCTCTCCACATAAGCACCTGCCGCCTCTAACTTGCTTCTGAAGTCCTCGATGGTCTTGCCACTAGTCAGAAGGTCGTCGAAAAGAATGACCTGCTTGCCATTGAAGTACTCGCCATCTAACGAAACATGATAAATGTCTTCGTTGACGAAATGGCTGCCTCCGTTGTGGGTTGGCTTGCGCTCTCCAAAGATGTGCACGTGCTCATTTGCGGTTGCGATGCCTGCTGCATTGAGGATGGCTGCGAGATAGCCGAATCGCTTGTTATATTTCCATTGTGTGCTGCATGGAGCAAAAACTACAACGAAGTCATCTAAGATACTGCTATACTGCTTTGTAAGATAGCGAACTAGCCACTCAGCGCAGATTTTTACCGCCTCCTTATCGCCTGCCTTGAAGTCGTAAACGAAGCGGTTGTTTGCCATCTGCTTAGCCTTATCTACGCAAAGGTTGATGTAAGCGTTTGGAACGTACTCGAAGAAATAATTTTGTCTCATATCGAAAAATTTTATAAAGTTTGAAATTGTATTCTGGTAATGTTTGGGAGTCCAGAGATTTTTCCCACTCCTGCTGTGGAGTATTTTTTTTAATTGCATTCCGTTCAAAGCCCGGTGTGCCCTTTCGATTTTTCCTATGCATTCAAAATGCGCTGGCAGAGGCAAACAGGTGTGGGGTTCTGTGTTAACAAAAGGTAAAGGTTTAGTGAAGCGTGAAGAACCTTTGGCTTTTGTTAACCCAGGTTCATACACAAGTTTGAATCGCCAGAAGCTACCTTTGCATAGGAAATTTCGGATGGGAACACATGACGGGCGGCGGAGAATGCAATAAAAAAAGTACGGAACAGCATCAAACTCACCATCGGAGATACCGCTTTCTCACACACCCGGAAAGAAAAAAGGCTGCCTACTCTCACGAGCAAGCAGCCAAGGAATCATAGCATAAAAAAAACTTAAAGCAATAAATAAAAAAAAGAACGAAATATTCTATCGAGGGTAATAGTTGCTCATGCCTCCCGTATAGAGGACGGTCTGAGGGAACTTATCCACGCCTATACAGACGGTATCGAAGGCATCGGAGAAGTCGGTACGGTTCTCCAGCCTGTCCTCGTCTGTCTCCACGAGTTTCTCTCCTCGCTTATCCTTGCCGTTGTTGTAACAGCCGGCACTCTCGATGGAGATGATCAGGTCCTCGTTATTGTCCTGGTTGATGAGAACCATGTGGCGCGCATGTCCCTTGAACATGCGGTCGATGAGCAACTGCTTCTCAAGATGGTTCATCGGCTTGCCGATGTAGACCTCTGTAACGAGCCAGCCATTCCTACGCAGCACCTTGGTGATAATCTGGTAGAACTTATCGTTGTGCGTTGCATAGGAGTTGCCCACGAAGGTAGCATCGTAATAGAAGATGACTCGTTTGTTCTTGAGATACTTATAGTAGTCGCAGAAGTCCTGAGCGAGCTCAGGCAACTTCTTGTCATACTTCACATAGAATGAGTTGACGATGCGCAACTTGGTATCAGAACCCACCTGCCCGACAACGAGACAGTTGATGTTGTTGTTGGCATCGGAACCGATGATCAGCGGTAAACCGTCCTCCAGGTCGCCATCCATGCGGCAGTCCGGCTTGTCGTGCTTAGGGTCGAACTTATACTGCAAGTCATTGAGGAACCTGGTGTTCGGTGCCGTATAGAAGTTGCGATCCTCGTCAAGTCCGGAGTAGAAACCATCCTGTGCGATGCCGACATGCTGGCACATGATGCTCGTGAGGAAGGTCATCTTTGGCAGGTCTCGCTTCATCTGTCTGATGAAGTCCTCGCCTAAGACAGCCAGGTTCTGGATGCTGGAGCATCTGGAGTAGACCAGAGCATAGGAGCGGAGGGAGTGCAGAACTTTCTCATACTTTTGCACCTGCGACATATAATAATCATATCGCTCTGGGTGAGCAGCCAGCTTGTGTCGGATGCTGTGCAGATGCACTAGGACTGTCTCCATGGTTGCTACCAGTTCCTTGTCTTCCTTTTTTTCCCAGCTCATAAACCAGGAACCTTTTTTGGTCGCAGATGTATCTGAAGTAATGGTCAGACCATGATGGAGACAGCAGCCTCCGAACAACTGCTTGTTTCCACGGTTTGCCGGGAGCGTCTCATTGTTGAGCTGCTCCCAGTCAATAAATTTCGCCTCGTCGATGAAGACATGGTCGAGTGAGAGGGAGTTGGAGGTACCGCTGCGGTCCTGAGAGATGATGTTGAGGTAGCTGCCATTATAAAAGGCTACTGTATTCTCCCAGTTCATGGGCTGGAAGTGCGGTTCCTGCCAGTGCAGCGCCTTCCACGGTTTTTTGCCAACGATGTAGTGGACGTCACGCTTGTAACCCCACTCCTCCAGGTGTACCAGAGCAGAGGGGAGAATGTTGGTCTGGCATCGCTTGACCGATGGCGCCACCATGCCCAGGCACGAACCTGGCATGTGCTGCACGGCATAGAGGATGCGGCCAGCCTCGACCACACCTTTTCCGGTACCACGGCCCCACTCGCAGACCAGCGTCTTAGGCATGAGCTGCAGGACGCGCGACTGCACGTCGTTGAAAAATAACTCCTTAGGTCTTGCTGTCATCATCTGGCGGAAGTTCTTCGAAGTCAGCATCCTCGATGTCCGGCATCGAGTAGCGCTTCTCCATTTTCTTGATTTTCGCACGAAGATTTGGAATCTTCTGCAAACCGATGACTGTCGGATCATCTGTCATGCGGAACTCAACAGGAACAATCTTGTCGAATGCCAGCTCTGGCTCATCAGGAGTATCGGTGCGGTTGTTCTTGATGCGGTTTTTCTGCATCACGGCAAGCGCCCGGAAGTCGCCGGCAGCCTTGGCAGCCTTGCGGTCCTCGTCTATCTCCTGGTTGACCTTCCATCGCCAGAACTCCTTAGAGGCGGCGTTGAGATTGCCGAGCATGACTTGGCAGAGATGTATATCATCGTATGCCTGTGTCTCGCTGACACCGAACATGGCCTTGTCCTGATCAACCATCTCCCTGACGGTAAAGCGTGGATAGCGCAGCCAGAAGGCATAGCAGCCACGCAGCCGCTCCACTCTCGCCTTGACGATAGCGGAGAGATGAAGATCCTGAAGTTCATCCTCGTTGAGAGGCATGTACTTCATGTAGTCATCAATATTGACTGGTAGACTCATATCTAACTGAGGTTAGCCATAATCTGCGAGAGTTGCGACATGATGGACTGGTAGGCTCCAGGAGAGCCAACCTTGGCGAGCGCTATATTGTTGATGCGTAAATCATTAGCGGTCTCCGCTAAACCTTTAAGGTAGCGGTGTCGATAGGGTGAGCGCGGTTCCTGCAGCTCCAACTGCATGGCCATGGCCTCGTCGGGAGGCAGTTCCATCATGATGGGCACTTCATCGACCGGTGTCATGGTCTTTGCCAGGTCATAGACCGTCTGTAGGTAAAGTTCACTCTCTTCCAGATAGGGGAATTGTTGTCGTATCATCCAGCAAATTATTTAACATGTTATTGAGATTGAGATAGACATCTCTGTCAGTCGTAATGAACGTGCACTCAGCACGGTCACCATAGGTCTGGTTCTGAGATGTTATCACAGAGACTAACCACTCGCTGTTAGCAACGAGCATGACTTTGGAGTGGTTGAGCGTCAGTTTAACTTCGTCAAAAGCCTCTGTCATTAAGCGACTTAGCTTTAAAGTTTTACTTGAAGCTTTAATGTCCGCAACCAAAACTGAGGAGTCAACCAACCCTCGCTTGCGAAGGTTGATGACTCCACAGAGGAAGGCATCGGATGTGGAGAAGGTGGTGACGGCAATGTGCGCTGCACCTGTCTGCTCCAGAATCCACCCCAACAGACCAAGGGTGTGAAGACCTTGGCCAAGGAAGACCTGCGAGCTACTCTGCTGAAGCGGCTTCAGGACTTGCTGTATCTGCTTCGCCCTCATCTGTAACCTCCTCTTCTGCACTCTCTGGCTGCTCCTCGCCATCGGCTGAAGCCTGCTGCTCCATGGTGATGCCAGCCTGCTGAAGCTTGGCGATGGTATCAGCGGTTATCTCTGCCTTGGCAGTAATGAGGAGTTGCACACGCTCATTGACCTTTGCTCGCAAGGCGTCAGCTTTGTCTGTGTTGCCAGCCTCCGTTAAGCCAATAAGCTGGTCAATGTTCTTGGTGATGTAGGATCGAGCATTGCCAATCTGCTTGGAGGTGATGGCTGCTTCTGGCTGCTCCTCCGCTGGCTGCTTCTCGGCATCACCCGGCTGGGCATGGTCGTAGACGTCCATGGCCTGCTTGTATGCATAGTACTCCTCCTTGAGTGTAAGGAGCATGCGCTTGAAGTCCTCGTCTGCAGCATGCAAGCCCTCGTATCTGTCACATGACATGTCGTAAGCTTTGCAAGCCTCAAAGTGTTCCTTGATTTTCTTCCACAGAGCGCAGTTATTTTCCCAAATAGCCTGGATGTTTTCAGGCAACTGGTCATGGTCTGCTCGTTTGCCCTTGGCTACGATGGCTGAAGGCACGATGGAATCGAGGTTTTCAGACTCCACGACCGGAAGATGAGGTGCCAGCTGCTTTGCAATCTGGTCTGCTTCTGAGGTCTTGTCAATCGCAGTCTGAAGAACTGGCGTGACAGCCTTGTCATAGTTGCGGACATCATCGATGGTCATGCCTTCGATGCGATAGTTGAGATGCTTCTGCAGCTCATATTTGAGCAACTCGAGTTTGCCCTGTGGGTCGAAGTTGATGAGTTGGTAGAGGTGGCGGTTGTTATTCATCTGAAGGAGGAGAAGCGCTCCCTCCCTGATGTTGGCATCGGTATGCTCGCTATCAAACCACTTCTTCAACTTTTCTGTGAATTTCGGATCATTCATAATAAATAGAAAATTAAAATGGCGAGGCGAGCTCATGTAAGCATCGCCCCGCCACTGATAGTAGTTATGTAGGAATATCGAATCCCTAGTTAATGGCTGCCTGTACCCTCAGAGACCTCCACTAGCTTGCAATCCTTGCCGCTGATGGTTCCTTCAGCAGTTGTGAGGGTACCGAAATAGAATGGAGGCATGGTCTCGCAGCTGGCAGAGATCTCCAGTGTGGTATTGGTCTCGTCAGAGATGCCTGCGCCTGAAGACTGAGATGGTGTTACGTCGACCTCGAATGTATCGTCACCGAACTGGCGAAGCTTGCCGTTGCGCTCAGGTACCATGAAGATGCAATCATCGTTGAGGAGGATGGAAGCCAGTGCTGAAGCTTCCTCCTCTGTTCCTGGGAGGATGAGAGTAGCCTTGAGGTTCATTGTCTTGCAGCTATGCTCACCCTGCGCCTCTGGCGAGAAGGAACTCTTGTCTGTGACGAAGGCTACCTTAAACCAGACCTTGTCAGCCTGAATGGTGTGGTTATCCTTGATGACGAGATAATCCTTGAGTGAGGTTGCAGTCTCCTTCTGTGGCTCTGCAAACTTGGTGATGTAACGACGTGGAATAAAGAAGCCGTAGGCTCTGGTACCAGGCAGTCGCTTCTCTCCAGGACACTTCAACACATCCTCATAAAGGTCTGTGGTTGAGGCACATGTTTTCTTAGTTGCCATATATCAATATATAATATTATGTATAACCATAGACAGCTATCCCTTACTCAGAAGGGATAGTGTCGTAACCGAAGAGGATGCGTTCCTTGGAGATCGACTCGAACTGAGTACCGAAGTACATAGTTGCCACGAAGTCAACCAGGAAGTGAGAGTCAAGAGAACTCTCTACACCAAAGTTTGCCTTGTCGCCCTCGGTAGCCAAACCGATGAGCATGTTGCTGCCAGGAGTGATGATCTTGTAGCCCGCAGGAACGTTGTCAAGACCCACGAGGGTGCAGTTGCTTGCACCATCCATCTTGTTGTGGTTGAACTCGTTGTTCCAATTGACACTTCCGTACTTGTCGCGATAACAGCGGCGGTAGAGCGTGAGTTCATGGCTGTTCATGAACATGCATGTATTGGTGCCCTGCAGTTTAGCATCGGCAGCATCATAGAATGCTTCGACAGCATCGACTGCGTTGACACCAGTCATCGCGGTTGTATTGAAGAGGTTGCCCTTTCCGACAGAAATCGCCCCTGCCTTGAAGTCTGCATCGGAGATTGTCTTGAAGCCATCAGCGAGGTCTGCGGTACCAGAGCCAGCTGAGTTACGCTTCATGGTGAAGAGGTTCTTGAAGAGTGCTTCACCTATCTTGCCTGCCAGGAACATGCCAATCAGTTTGGTGATAGGCTGGTTTTTGAGCGCATCACCCTGGAAAACATTGGAGCCCCAGATAGACTCACGAACAGCATTTGGTTCAAAAGGCTTGACGCATGAACCAAGGAATGTCTCCAAGGTACGGCCTGTGATGGTAACGCCATTCTCATCCTTGCGAGTAAGAGAGTATGGCCCGAGCTCCATGTCGCCTGCGAGCTCTCCGACAGTCTCCTTGCCACGAACGCCAACGCGTCGGCTCATGAATTTTGCAGCCTCGTCAAGAGCGCGTACCGGCATCTGAATGATGTCCTTGCGGTACTTAGCGAAGCTGGTCTTCAGAGAATCAGGAGTAATCTGAATTGTATTGTCTAAAGCTGCCATT